GATCAACTTTGACAGCACCTTCATCAGTAACAACTATGCGTCTTATCTCAGCTGTTCCTGTCGTGCCACTATGACCTAAAAGAGCAGGAAATTGGTTCTCATCTTGAATTGCATACTGTGACATTTATTTACTCGGTGTATTTGCCTTGACAAATTTTCCGTCAAATCCTTTCTTTTGTGAAAGACTCGCTACAGTTTGTTTTACAGATTTTTCTTTAGGGGCGGGATTTAAAACTATACCTTCAGATTTTTTAATAAAAAGATATCTAACATTGCCCTGAATTGAGCTATCGGGCATTTGCACTATTTCTGCCTCAAGACCCCTTACACGCAGAAATGTTGCAAAATCATCTTCAAATTGTGATTTATATGTCCATGTCTCGGCAGGATCAAATATTAAATAATACTGAATAATAACCTTACTCATTACATCATCTTTCCCTTATCCATTTTATGCATTGCTCCCTGCACAGCATCTTTGGAATAAGATTGTCCTTTTTTATATTTCTTCTTTTTTGATTTACCTGCCTTGTTCATAGCAATTGCAACGGCTTGTTTCTGTTCATAACCTGAGTGCATGAGTTCTTTTATATTGGAACTTACGGTTTTATCCGAATTCCCTTTTTTAAGTGGCATTTTATTGACCTCCTTTCGACGATATACTTGAAATTTTTTGATTCAGCTGTTCCTGTCGTGCTAATTCATTAGGATCAAGTTGTATTCCTGCATGCTCTGCCATCTGTTGTTTTCCAGAAATAGGCAAATCCTTAAATGATATAGATTCACTCGGTTCTTTTGGAGTTTGTGATTGGTTCTGTTTATTTACATTACTAAGTGCGCCTGTGTCTTTCATTGCCTCAAGTACTCCAACTTTTGTACTATCAACAAATTTTTGATCTGCTTGCGGACCAACTACACCCGCCTCTTTTAGTACCTCCAAAACCGCTATTTTCATTTGATCAATCTGTTGTCCTGTCATAGGGGCTGTTGACATACCGGTATCCATAGCCTCAACAAATTCTCCAGCATTCCCATATTGGAAAGTTTCAAGAGTTGATCTAACTAATACTTTTAGAGCATCTTGTGAAATGAGACCTTTTTCCATCAGCGGTTCAAAGAAAGTTATTATCTGTTGCATTGTCTGTTTTTTACCCTCTTGTGTAAATCCAAGACCAGACTCAACTTGAATATCGACAAGATAATCTTTCTTAATTGGTATCATTTGGCTAACATCCTCACCAATTTTATTTCTCACATCAATGCCATTTTGCCCTATTATATCAAAATATGACGGATTACCCTTTTCAAGCACATAAACAGTTTGAGGCATAACAAAATCAGAAGCTATATCAATCATTCTTTCACTAGTTCTTTTTATTGTACTTTTCAGTTGATCTGATGCTATTTTTAGGTTAGCATATTCTGTTGACTTAACAGACTCAATAGCGATTCCACTTTTCACCCCATCTGGTAGCACTCCAAGAGCCGAAGTGCTAGCTCCTTGCTCCTCGATTATTGAGTTTAATAACTGTATGTACTGAAACATAAAAGGAGGAATATTTGCTATGTTTCCTTGAACTGGCGGTGTCTGTGTATATTCAAGTTTTTGCCCGCCTGAAAGATTTGATATTTGAAGATTCTCACCTTTTCTTGTTAACCATGTGCCTGTAACCATAGTATTTGCAAAACGTTCAACTCTTGACATAACAATGTCCAATGATTTATTTGCAGGTATAAAATTCTCCATTAAAGTTTTTCCATATATAGGACCTGGTTCAAATCTAAAATCAACAAATGGGTATTCAGGTAAACCAATGTATTCATCCAAAAGCCAAACCCCACCTGCACTAAAAACATGTCTTATGATCATATCTCCTATCTTTTTTCCCTTTAACACATCGGTATTTTTAGATGTAATCCTTCCCATATTTTCACTACCAACATATTCCTTTATAAATGCTTCTTTTAATATAAGGGTTGTAGCTTTGTCTGATTCCATACCACTTCCATATCTTGCCTGCATATAGGCTTGTTTTATCTCACTTGAAGCGTATTTATTATCTGGATTTATAAGATTTAATTGATCTTTATCATAGTTCTCATTAGCCTTTATTACACTGATAAGCCGAGGTGTAGTTTTTATTATAAAAGGTGAGTCGTATATTGAGGAAATACTACCAAGCAGATATATATCAAAAGCATCATACACTTGAGTTTTTATCTTCTCTTCAACAGCATCGGGCCATACCTGAAGAAATGATATACCATTTTTGGCTGCCAATAATAACATCAATGTGAGTTTTTCTTTTAACTCCTGTTTTTCCCATTCCTTCATAATATAATGTCCAACCTTTTTAGCCGTTTCTTTAGCAACATCAATAGATTTTTGATAGTCAGGGTTTGGTTGTGATATCTGTTGCCCTGTCTGTGGATCAGTACCTGTTATTGGAGGAAATTGTGCCATACTAACCTTTTCGGGATACACAACAGGTGTATAGTCAGGTCCAAGAAGCAGGTTTGCAATACCTCTTATTTGTCTTGATGCTTTTGGAATTGCTCTTTGTGGAAGATTGGCATCTCCTATTGATGATGAATCTATTATCTTTCCAGTTGTTCTTGATATATATCTAAAATGGTATCCGTCATCAAAAAAGTTATTATCGTACCACCTGCGTTCAAATGATTTACGCTGATTTTCGACCATTGCAACCATTGCATCTATTTCCATACCTATACCCGATGTTGGAATGTATTTATCAACAACTTTATCAGCCATGTATTACATCCTGAAAATCTTTAATAGCTTGTTTAAATAGAGAATCTTCAGCTTGCTCTATTGGCACATATTCCTGATTTACAAAAAGGTCTTCTTTTTCTTCTTTTGGTTCAATGTCAGATAAACTAAACTCTCTAGCATCCTTTGACATAAAAGCTTTTATATAACTCTTGTTTTCCTTTTCCATTTTCTCAACAAATCTGAAAAAGAAAATAACAAGTCCAATATTTGCGAGAAGTAACATAAATATAACTGCAACTAATGCGTATTCTGTCATTCTATCTTATCTCTTTCCTCCCAATAAGCATTAAAGGGATTAGGTATTCTAAACTCTGTTAACATATAATATCTTACATCCGGATTCATAAAAAAAGGATAATAATGACTTATTATAGTTAGTTTTACAGGAACTTCATTATAATCTATAAAATAATTCTCGCCATTTTTAACTAATTTACAAAGACTATTTAATGTTGAAATACACTGATCTGTCATTTGTCCTTTCAATATACCAATCTCTACACTACTAACATCAAGAGTAGGAACTTCTTGTTCAAATAATAACTTCCCAATATCTCCTAATATCATAAAGGGTATGGATGATCTTTGTAAAATATCCTCAACAAATAATAAGGTTTCTCTTACTACATTTTCATGAAATATAACCTTCTCTACCCATCCCTCTTCTATCTTAGGCATTATTTCGTTTTCGGATTCTTCAAATATTGTGGTTTCTGTTTCTGTCATATTTCCTGTAAATCAAAGTAAGGATCAATCTCACCGTGTTGCATTTTAACACGTTGTATATATGCTTCCTTAACCAACGGCAATTCTTCTTTTTTCGGAGCTATATATAAAGGTTGCAATTGCCAAACTGCAAGTGCATTCGCAATTACAATGTCGTCATGATAACCCTCTCTCGCATTATATACTATCCTCCCATTACTTGAAATGTCATAACTAAAATTATCAAACTCCAGCATCGTTTCCTCCATTGGAAGTAACCTGATCTTCGCTTGTTCAATCCAAATAGATAACTTTTCAATGAGTTCTTTCTTACTCTGATTAGTTATTTTAAACGGCTCAACTGCACAACCCGCCCTTAACAAATCATCAACTATCGGGTCTCCAATACCTGTTGCATCAACGCTCATTAGAGCATTATTGTAGTATCTTCCTATCTCCATAATACGTTTCTTTTGAAATGGCCATTCTAGTGTCTGAAATCTATCTTGATAAACCTCTTGGTTTGTAGTTCTATCGTATATCGCTATTACTGTATAATCCTGTACTTTTGCAAGATCAACACCCATTACATAATAATGATCAATCTTAGGTTTTTGTGGAACAGCATTGCAAATAGCACGGACATTACGAAACACTGATCCCTCACCTTCAAGAAAATCACACATCCATTCTTGGTTAAATAACGATTGACTCATTGTTTTTCTTGATTCTTCTAATTGGTCGGATGGAATTATTCCTGACTGATCGGCTCTTAATATCCATGACTTCCACTCGGTGTTATTAACATCCTGCCCTCTGTTATACAAATCATATAACTTCTGTTTACCTTTTGGAGTTCCAACAAACCACGCCCAACCTCCATTCGCACGAAGTATAGGCTCAACAACAGGCCACACGTCATTTTTCATAGTATCGTATTCATCAAGCACCATACCCATAGGGCCTGCTCCTCTTAGTCTATCCGCATTGTCAGCACCGATAAGCTGATAGATAGAACCATTCTTAAATGTAACTACCATTTCAGCTTCATTTCTTTTTTCAATAAGTTCTTCTGGGATGTTACCAAACAACATTTTTGGATCACGCCATATAGAGTTTTTAGCTTCTGTGTATGTAGGGAATAAATGCCAATAAATACCTTTTCTGATGTGTGCTTGTTTTGTTATCTCAATTATAGCTGTGGTGGTTTTTCTACACCGACGATGCCATATACAGACCTTAAATCTATGATTATCCTCAAACAGTATTTCCTTTTGATATTTGTTCAATCTCTCAATATTGGGAAAAGTTATCTCAGTAGCCATTTGTCGCACTGCCCCAAATTATTATCTCTCACACCATATTTAGAATGAAACTCTTTATGGCACTTATTGCATAATGTCACGCCGTTATGTATATCAAATCGCATATTATTATATTTATTAAAGCTATAAATATGATGTGCTCTAAGAACTCCACCTTTTATTAAACACTTTTGACAAATCCAACCATCCCTAGCAAAAACTGCCTCACGCCATAGTTTACCTTCAATAGAATTTCTGATCTTTACATTAACTATACCAACCCCTCCTCGCCAATTCGAACCCTTCTCACCCTTTTGTCTTAAAGACATTTTCCTTCTTAATTCTTCAGTAAAAATCTTTTTTCTGTTAAATTCAGCTAGTTTTGGTTGTTTTTTGCCCCTGAAACTAGCCCCCATTTTATATCTAGTCTCATCACTATATATACCAATTTTTCCTTTGTTCCATGGAGTTCTTCCCATAGAGGCTTTACTTATATTTAATTTATTTTGTAAAGATCTCCTATAAACACCGCTAGGCATTTTAAATATCCTTAGGAGGCATAAAACCTATCCCCGCAATTATGCTCAACCTTATTGGTTCGCCATCTTTACCGGTTAGTTCTAATCGGCTTGAATCAGTAAGTTTCCCTCTTAATTTTAATGCTGTTTCTGTAAATTTATGTCTTGTGGAATAATCTGGAACTCCAACCACTTTACCATCAACCACTAATGCCCTTGTTGCTTTTCTTCCATCAATAACATCTTGATATAGTCCCTCATCACTTAAACCCATCTGCTCCATTAGGTCATCCTCTGTCACGCTAAGTTTTGCAAAAACAGACTTTTTTGTTTGGGCAGCCATAGTTCTTATACTATCGTAAGCATAATTATTATTAGGATAAGCATTTTTCAACGCATCAGAAGAATTAAAACATTTAAGGTATTCTTTGTACCATTTGCGTTCTAATTTAGTCAGTTTGGTTGTTTTAATAGGTAAACTTACCTGCGATTGCACGTTTTATATCTTTCTTTAACTTATTACGGACATCTACAAACTCTGTAATGTTCCCATAAGCCTTTCTAGTTTGCCAAGTTTCTATTGCCCATTGCGGTACGTTATCCACAGTAATTGTCCACATATCCACATAGCCCTTTTTCTTAGCTCGTTTCTTATTTAACCTCATTTCCCTCACTTTTGCAAATATACCTCCATAAAGTATATAAAAACTAGCTTCATAAGTGTCATGTGTTTTTATAGTCTTTATTGGGTACATAATGTGTTCAGACTCCCCTACTAGAAATAACGACCTCTAGAAAATTTTCAACTACCCAAAACCCCATGAAATGGATGTTTTAGAGACATCCCCTCGGAATAGGGGAGGGAAGTGGTGATAGCTTATCTCTTAAGCGATACGAACGTAGGATAGCCGTTGTCCAACATCTGCTTTACTACCCATGCAATTTCCTCCTTTGATTCAGGCCAATATTCAGCGATATTTGGAAACAAAGCAAGTAAATCCTTCGCATCAGTAGCGTCATGGGAAAACCCATCAGTTATTGAATAGTCCTTATCTCTCCCACTACCAATAAGCTTTACAGGTATATTTTCATGATCTATGTAAAGCCTTATTACTTCGGCAGCTCTCCACAAAAGAAATGGTGTGATACTGTAGACCACTGGGAGCTTTCCAGAAAGTGCAAGACCTACACAAATGTCAAGAGCGGATTCCTCCGCTGCACCCGTGTTGATGCACCTCTCCGGAAAGTCCTCAAAGTGGGCGTTGAAAAGTCCATAGCCTAGATCTATGGACACAAGCCATGTATCATTATTTCTTTCCATATGTTTATAAAGTTCATAACCAAAATAACCTCGTATAGATTCATGCAATGGATAATTTTTTAATCTTTCTTTTGGGTTCATTGTTTAACCGCCCCCAATGCTCTTATTCTTGCAACTGCAGTTTTTAACTCATCCCCTGAATACGATACTCTAATACCACCTCCATATGGAACTTCAACAGCATCCATTTCCCATAATATTTCAATCACATCATCTATTAATTTATTGAACTCAGCTGATTTCATCCTAGTATTCCTAACGCAAAATCATATTCATTTTCATTCATAATATGATAATGTCCCTCCAAGCCTTTAAGAAAAGGTAGGTAATCACAATTTGTTATTTTATGATTCATGTTGGAATGCAAAGAAGGAAAAGAATATAACAACCAACGTACTCTGTTTACTGTTCTATCATATGCTGAATAACCGTTATCATTAATATATACATATAGATTATTTATCTCATGCTCTGCCATTATCCTTAAAGACTCGCTTATTGAGCCTTCTCCACATTCGCCATCACTTATCATGCAGTATACATTTTTATTTCTATCGGATAATGCCATACCTATAGCTATTGGTAATCCATGCCCCAGTGAGCCTGTTGAACAATCTATAAATTCTTCACTTTCGTTATTTCTATCAGGATGTATTCCATCTCTTTTTATATATTCTTCCGCATCTACTCTTGGATAAATACTTTCTAATACCACATACAACGCTAATCCTGAATGCCCCGCAGATAGCACAAACTTTTCATCATCGTTTTTTTCATCGTATATTTCCTTTATTAAATCAACGGTAGTCAAACAACTGCCTAAATGAGAAAGTTTATGTTTATATGAAATTTCAATTATTCTTCTTTTCAAATCCTTATTTACAATCATAATGCATTAACCATTCTTAAAGATTGTTCCATAGCACGATCAAGATCATTCCTTGGTTTTAAATTATTATAATACTCATAAGTATTTGATAACCCTTCTTTTAATGTGAACTTTGGTCTAAAACCTACATGTCTTAATAACGATGTATCAGCTATCCAGTTCGTAGTATCATAACTTCTTAACAATGTGGTTTCTTTTAACCTCATTGGGCTTTTGGCATTGGCAATAGATACTAAAGTTTCTGCTACCTCTTTATTTGTATGTTGTTTTCCAGTTCCTATGTTCACGGATTTACCTATGAAATCTTTTGCATTGGCAATGACCGCAAATATACCGTTTATAAAATCCTCAACATATATCCAATCATGTGAGGCATTTGGATCGAGTGTAAATTCCATCTCTTCTTTTTTAATTGCTGTTATTAATGTGGGTATGAAACGATGCCCCGCCTCTCCTGGTCCATATACACTAAAAGGTCTGATATTAATAATCGGCTTGTTATATTTTTTAGCAAAAGCTCTTGCAATGGATTCGCTCGCTATCTTTGTTACACCATACATAGTATCTGACTCAAGTAACATATCCTCTTTCATTGGGGTGCTTTTTGCACCATAAACAGATGAACTTGAAACATTTATAAAACACTCATAATCTATATACTTTGTCGCAGTAAAAAGAAAATATGTTTTTAATATATTTGTTGAAACTATCTCATCATCATCATCTTGATCATAATGATTTCCATACGCTGCAAAATGAAATATATAGTTTGGGGAAAGACCGGAAACAAAATCATCAAGAAGCATCGGATTTGCTAATGTTTCTCTTGGAATGCCCGCAACCTTAACACCCTTTTCAATTAAAGCTCCGGCCAAATTTGTTGCCAAAAATCCATTCAAACCTGTTATCAGTGCTATTTTATCTTTCATTGCTTCCTTCTGTAAAATATTACCTCACCACATACCCCACACATTACCTCAAAACTATCACTTATTATCTTTGTATATTGATTTGAATATCTCATAATTGAGAAGTTATTGTCATTATCTATTTCTCCAAGTATTTCTTTCCTCCCATTCTTTTCACAGTTTGGGCAAGACACAAGTTTTTTCATACATAAAAACTATGTCCACAATTTGGGCATTTTACTTCTTTTTCTCTATCGGTTATGTTATTTATCTCTTCTTTTTCACTTGGACTTACATAGTCCATAACATCAAGAAGAGTAAGTTCCGGTATATCTGTCATTACAGGAATATCAGAAAGTGCATACCCGCTTTCTACAAGTACTGCTCCCCATTCTGCAAGTCTTTCTTTTGTTGCAATATCATATTGAGTGTTATGTTTTAATGCCAGCATCTTTGCGTGTTTGTCATCTTTCGGATTTGCTACTTCAACCTTTATCTTATTCTCATAAGGCCATTTACCCTCTTTAATAAGTTCTTTTATAGCAAAGTATTGATGATTTCCACCTATTATTTTTCCATAACTACCCGCTCTTGCATCAACTAAGAGTGGTGTTACTTGTGGATCACTACCTAGTGCAATTTCTTCAAGCATTGATCTTTTTATTCTATCTGTCGCCTCTCTTGTTACATTTTTATAGTTATCCCCAGGTGACAATTCATCTATTGGTATTCTAAATTTCTCCTGATCAAGTTCTGCGACAGTTTTAAGCATTTGTATTTCCTAATGTAGTTATTGATTTGTTACCGACTTGAAGTCCGAATATAAAATTGGCTTTGTTTATTTCTTCAAGCAAAGAAAGTCTTAGTTTAACAAGATCATCTTTTTCCCTTTCTTCGTCCGATTTGTCGCCACTTAAAGATAGCATTGATTCTCGTATCTTATACTTATCTCCACCTATATCCCCGGATATTCCCTTTTCCAAAACTTCAACTCTTTTATCAATAAGGTTTATTATCATTGTTATTGATTTATAATTTAGTTCTGTCATAAAAATGTCTCAATAAACCACTCAAGATTAAGTACCACTAGCCAGTCTTTTCTATCTCGTTTAAGAAACGCCATATTTTCTCCCTTGTCAAGAACTTTATACAGAAAATCAGGAACGTGCCCACCCACCTTTACTTGAGCTTTCCAGATATCCGCAACCAGAACATCACCTTTATCAATTCCTCCAGTTTCCATCATGGAGATTCTTTTTGCTATAACCCCTCTTTCTTTCAATAAATTAACAATTGATCTTTCTCCATTTGCACCTTTTGTTCTTGAATATTTACCACTCATTTTCTTTTGCTTCTGACCTCTCTTTTTATTTCCGATACCCGTGCCTTTATATTTTCAATACTTCTTCTGATTACATTTGCAAGGTTTTTTAATAAAGCCTTATCCGCAAGAGATGCGTAACTTTTGGGCATAGTAACTAAAAAACTTTTTTCTGATTGATTTTTATTCGCAACAATTATGTAATCCTCATCTGTGCTATTAATGAGACTATCAATATATTCTTTTGTGTTATCTTTGAATTCTTTTACCGATACGATGTTTGGCATATGTGTAAATTACACTATATACAAACAGTTGTCAAGAGTCTTGAAGGTGGTAAAATGTAATTAAAAGGCGGTGATTAATATAAAAAAATTTGATTTAGCAAAAATAGAAAAGGCATTGTACAAACTCATATTCTTAGGGGTATTTTATATTGTTATCTTAGTGTCTATTATCCTTACCATGTTTCTACTAACCCCTAAAAAAACTGCGACTGGTGAGATAACAAAAGAAGCAACGTCAACTGTTATGTTAAAATAACTAACCGCTATAGATATTGTGACCAAAACTCCCTGCAAAAAGCGGGGAGTTTCAGTTATGAGTTACTTCAAAAGCCCCATTGATAATAACGCTGCTGCAACCCCTAACGCTACAGAAACCACTTCTGTTAGTTCTGCTAAAGCAGGTACGAATCTAAATAGGAATTTTGAAACGGAATATCCAAGTACAAAAACTAAGAAACCAAGAAAATATGTTTGCATCTAAATCACCTTCTCTCTTACTACATTGTACTACAGTAGAACTTTTCTTGCTATATTATTGATTAAATCAAATTCCCATTTAAAAGGCTTTATTTCTTCCTTAACACTTTTTCTAAGAAAATATCTAACACCCCAAGCATTACCCACTTTTTCATGTTTCGTATCAATCTGATAACCTTCGTGTTTTAAATCATTTATCCTAGCAGCAGCCCGTGTTGAACCAATCAATCTATTTAATTCAAAGGAATGAATACCCTTGTCTCCGACCTGCTTTAACACCCATAATGTTTGTTGTTTATCTGTTTTATTCATTGTTCCCCCTTCATTCAATTTCAACTAACTTCGTTTCTTCTACCAAATACTTTTTTTCTTCATCCGGTATGCTATAAAACTTAGTATCTCTTTTTTCTCTTTTTCTGTACGCTTCTTTAACAAAAGCGACATTTAACATGAACTTATCGAACATAATGAATCTCATACCTTTTGAATCCGCCGACAGCAAACCTTCCATTTCCTTTTGGCTTAACTTGTACTCATTTCTATCAGTTATAACAACCCACCAAGATAATATTACATTATCTTTATTTAGTTCTTGCATCGAAAACACCTCCTCTTCTGGTTTGTAATTTTTTAGCATTCAAAATATAACTTGCACGTTCACGTTTGACCCAATTAGATAAAAAGGCCTTATAATCCTTTTTTACCTTAGCGTTAGCATCAAGCCAGTTTTGCGCAGAATCCCAACAATCCTCAACAAAATCGGTAGGCACTTCATAACGGTCAGCTATGCTCTCAAAAGTTTCTTTACCGATATTATTTCTTTTAAGAGGTGCTACCGTGAGTGTGGACTCTCTCTCCCTTATATGTGTATCCTTAATATGTGTATCCTTATTGGGCACGTGGTGCAGTCCGTCGTCAATTCTACGGACTGCCTGTGGTGCATACGGCTTGGGTTTCCAATGCTTCTTATCTATAAGAGTATCCAGAGTGTGTTCTCTCTCTTTATTATCTTTATTATCTTTATTATCTTTATTAGTAGTTGTTGCTCGTTTGTTGCTCGTTTGTTGCTCGTTTGTTGCTCGTTTGTTGCTATGCTTGTTAGTATTCTGATATTCGTCATAGTTTACCACCGTTATGACGGTGTATTCGGTTGTTGCTATGCTTGTTATTTCGCTTGTTGATTTTAGCTTATTTATCGCAGTTCGTACCTGTTGTATTGATAAACCCGTTTCAAAAGATAAATTTGCATAGCTAGTTATAAAACTTCCTCTCATAATTTCTATACCCATCCACTTTTTCTTTTCAAAGTTGGCTTTAATTAATAGATGAAAAAAGACTCGTACAACATTGGTGTTTTTATACCATTCCCAATCTAAAATCTTTCTGTGTAGGGCTATGTAACCGATATTCATTAGGGTTTAATCCGTCAAACCCAATTCCTTTTGGGCTAAATAAATAAAATCATCCCAAATTCTTTCATAAGAATTTAACAATGCTTCCAAATCCTCATCAGTTCCGGAAACAGGATACATTCTATCTACCTGGGAGATACTCCAAGATAGTTGCGTGATCTTAGAAATATCTAGTTTTTTACTTAAAACCTTATTTAATAAGTCTTGGTGAGATTTTTCTGTCCTTGATATTACAGTTTTATTCATTATTCATTCATTTAATTAATTACTAAAGATAAATAGTATACTCGTTTAAGTGTTTGTCAAGTATCTATTTTTGATGATATAATTTTACTGATATAGGTGGAGACATAATATGCTGAGAGTCTCACAAATGGGATAATATTTAGGTCGTTATCCTAATGGAATCCATAAGTATGCACATACGAGGTTACGCTAATCAAAATGAATGTGCAGAGGTTTTGATTAATAACCAGCCTATATCAACTAAATTCTGGACAGGAAACACAAAAGCCCCTCTTTAATGGAGGGGCTTTTGTGTAATAAAATTATGCTGAAAAGTAATGCCTAATGCCCTTTCAGCACAAATTCATTATACATCATCCAATTATAGTTTTTGGATATATTCCAATGAGTTTAAATAAAGGAATTAAAGCTGGCATTTTATCCCTCACAACAAAACATATTTTAAACCCCATACTTCTTGTGGTTTGATATAAATAAGAGATAAACAAAATGGTCAAACTAGAAACAAGATAAGCTCGTTTCATATTATAGTCAACATATTATATCACCATATTATCTAAACACCAAGTTAGATATCACGCTGGAACCTCACTAATTGTGGTATAGTTATACAAGTGCTTATAAAACTAGATAAAAAAGATGTTTATTTTCGGATAGATGCCCAAGACAAAGAAAAGGTTTTCAAATATAATTGGCGATTACAGAATAATAATGGTAGAAAATATGTAGACGTAGTAGGAAGAAAACACCTATTTTTACATAGATATATCTTGAACCCGCCAAAGAATATGATTGTTGATCACATAAATGGGGATTTATTGGATAATAGACGGTGCAATCTCCGTATATGTACAATTCAACAAAATTCAATGAATAGAAGGATAGGAAAAAATAATACAAGTGGTTTTAAGGGAGTTTCTAAAATAAAAAGAAAATTTGTGGATAGATGGACAGCCACTATAGAACACAATCAAAAAAGTATTTTCTTAGGTATTTATAAAACCAAACTAAAGGCGGCTAAAGCTGTAGATAATGCATACAAGAAATATTTTGGAGAGTTTGCAAGACTTAATATTCCCAACCCCGTGTCTTCTTAGAAAATCTCTTCTTTATATCTGCATAGACCTCACTATTTACGACGTGTAGTTTAATATCGGGTCTATATTTCCTCATAACATCGTAATTATGTCTGTGATAACCATCTAACACAGGGCAAACTTCAATATAAAATTGTTTGTTGTTGTGTGTAGTACACCTAAAATCTGGTGTATAAAAAA